GGAAGAACTAGAGAAGCTCGGGATGTCGTTGCCGGCGACCAAGGTGTCCGGTCCTCGTGGAAGCGGCTTCGACAAGCTGCTTGCCGAGCGGCGCCAAGCGGCCGCCGCCGCCGGGGACCCGCCATGGGACGAAGGACTCGCCAAGCAGAACGAGGTGAACGTCGCCGAGGATATCTCGACCGCCACGGACCTTGCGGAAATAGTTCCGGACGAGACCGAAAACATTGTCACAGATCTCCGTGACGGACTCACGGTGGATGGCTTTGACCCGCTACGTCCGCCTTCTGCACAGCGCGGTGTCGCGACTGACCGGTCGCAGCCCGGGCCTTCTGGCCCCGCCGGATACCCGGTCGCCCTAGGCTACACGCAAGACGGAAACGCCAATTGGGAGCGGTGCGTAGAGACGGGTGTGTGCCGCAGAAAGCTCAGACCGAGTTTACGCGATCGGTCACTTGCTGCCGTCGCCACCGAGCCGCCCGAACTCCCGACGCCGGAGCGCGCCGCGGAGATCGCAGCAGGTGAAGCACTGCTCGAATCCCAGGAGGCCGACACCGCCGCGCACCTAAGAGAGGTGGACGCGTCAGGCAGCCGTTTCGTGGGCGGCCCCGTTTCTGCAGCCGGGAAGGCGGCCTCAGTGGCCGCCGTCGCCCCGCAACTGCCGCCGAGCCGCCGGATGGTTGCCAAGCGCATTCCGGCGATAGCAACCAGCACGCTGACCCCAGGTGGTCCGAACGGCCGTGAAGACCTTCCAGCGATTGCCGCACAGCGAAATCAGCCCGGAGTCGACGAGCAGATGGCGCCGGTCGCCATGTTGCTTGACCCGTCTGAGGTCGAGGACCAGCCGCGGCGAATTCTCCCATTGGCTGCCGAGCACGGCATCGGGTCCATTGAGGTCGCGCGGGAAGTCCAGGCCCAGACTGCCTCTCGACGCCCGGCCGGCGAACCGATTGTTCCGATCAATCATCATCCGGTTCCGGCCACTGACTAGGAGACGGAAATGGCGGAGCTAACAGAAGAGCAACGGCTGGGTGTGTGCATGGAATACGTGGACGGCGAGACCTGCAAGAAGATCGCTGACAAGTACGGGTGCAGTATTAGCACCGTTGGCCGGATAGTCAAGGAGAGTAAAGTCAAGCGATCTCCTAAGCCGCCGACTCCGCCAGTTGCCTCCGGCTCTACTGTCAAGAAGTTCACGTCGCGGGCTAGGTCAATCCTCTGGCGCCAAGAAGGCGGACGCGGCAAGAAGATGTATAAGGAGTGGAAGGACCGGGTCGATTGGTTGATGTCTGAGAGCGGCGGTGGCTATAACGAGAAGCAGGCCGTCGTTCGGGCGTCGAAGGAATACCCGTGCCTCACGAAGCTTTTTCGTGAGTACGACGTTTCCGACTTCGATCCGAATCCGGAAAGTCACGCACATATCGATCACACGATCTCCGCCGCGAAGACGAGCTACGATGGTATCGTGTGCAAGAAGGTCACGCAGAGCTACCGTGACAGCCTGCGTTGGGCGATCGATGCTGCGGGAACGAAGCTCCGAACGAGCGTGCTGCCGGCTGAGTGCCCGAACGACACGGCGTTCTATCTGTTTCGTCAGGCAATCGAAGAGCCGAAGGACTTCATGCAGAAGGTCAGCCAGATGGAACTGAAGGTTGACAAGGAAGACGAGATCCGTCAGAACGCAAGGAAGGATGCCAAGCGCTCGATAGAAGAGATTAGTGATTACCTTGAAGAACTCGAACTCGAAGAAGAGAGGACCGAAGAGGATGAACAAAAAGAACAAAGCTAAGTTCGCAGAACTTGAACTGCGCAATGGGGAGATGGCAAAGAAGATCAGGGATCTCATTGAGTGCGAGTCTGTCATGCTATCAGACAAACGCCACTTGTTTGACCAAGTCGGTGCTGGGCTCAGGAAAGTCGCTGAGCTAAAGCGCCAGGCCAGCGTGGAAAATAAGCGCTACATCTCGGGCTTCGAGATGCAGGGTGACAAGATCATTAGGTTGGAGAGGGACTTCGACGACGCCGTAGGGCAGAACGCCGTAGGGCAGAACGCCGTAGGGCAGAACGTGAATCTGCGGCGCGATAATGAAAGGCTAAGGGGGAAAATCAATGTTGAAATCAGTAAGAAGCTTGACACCCTGAAAGAATCGAGAGTCCCTGATGGCGCGCGGATACAAGTTAAAGCTGAACAAAGAACCGAAACAGACAAAGAAGAAGAGGACCGGAAGGTCACTGCCCTTGGTCGTCTCGTGCGACTACTGTGGCCGCGGGCTGGGTACAACGCATGTCAGGACTGCCGGGTCGGCGGTGTGCGCAGTGGGCAACCGGGAGGAAGTGATATTGGAGAAGGGTAATGGCGGGCGCGTGTGGTTCTTTTGTTCGGCGGGGTGTAAACTAGCGTTTGGTTCAAGACTGGATAAAGAAAATGAAGCGAGTTCCTGAGGTTGTAGCTTTCGTACTATTCGTCCTCTGGGCGTGCGCCGTGGCGCTTGGCGGTGTCGCCGAGGACGTGCATCGCAATACCGTCGTTGTCACCAACGGCGCCGGCCACGGGTCGGGCGTTCTGTTTACCCGCGGCGATCGAACCTTCGTCTGGACGGCCGCGCACGTTGGCGATATCTTCGCTCGGAGCGACGGCACGTTCCGCGAGGCGATCATCATCCAGGGCGACAAGACTGCGTTCGCTCGTGTGCTTCGGTGCGGCGACTACACTGTCGACACGGACTGCGCACTGCTTGAAATCACCAGCGGAGATAGCATGGCCGGTGACGCCAAGTTCTTTCGTGGATTCAACCACATCAAACTCGGACAGAAAGTGGTGCATTGTGGAACACCCTACGATATATCATGGAACGAGGGGCTGGTCACGTTCGGTAGAATATCTGGCGTTGATAAACTACTTCAAGGGAACATCCTTGCCGCGCCTCGCCGCCTTGACCACTGCGGTATTATTGCGGGGCCAGGGTGCTCGGGAGGCCCTGTTGTCGACGAAGGAACTGGAGGAATTGTCGGCCTTGTAGTGATGGGCTCCGGACCGTCTATGATGATTATTGAGCCGACGAGGTATATTTATTCCTGGTCTGTTGCTCACGATTGCATGTGGGCATTCGACCGTACCGTCGACATGCCATGCGAGATTTATGCGTGGCTGGGCGACGAGTACGTCCGGCTCTGCCGCGCCAGGGATACGACGCCGCCGGCCGGCTGGAGCGAGCCGCCGGTTGAGTTTGCTCCGGTGCTGGACGCCATTCGTTCGATTGGTTTCTGGGAGTGGTTCGCCATGATTATGCGGGCGACCATCTAGGATTAGTTTTTTACATCACTTGAAAATATGGAGTAGAGACAATGAGCCTTGAAGAGAGAATCGAACATGACCCAGTTCTTTTTATCGAGAGATTTTGCAGGTGCTCTGATCCGCGCAAGTCTCAGTTCAGCCGTCCATTTGAGATTAGCGGAGATCAACACCTGCTGTCGCTTGCAAAGATGGTGAGTTGCGGGTTTACGCGGTGCGGAATTGACTCTATTGCCGACCAAGATTTCGAGAAGCCAAACCGCGATTGCGGCGCCTCGTGGACGGTTGCGGCTATGGTTGCGTGGAGATTGGTTACTCAATTAGGCGAGTCAATTCTGCTTGTTGGCCAAACGGAAAGGCATGTATCGAATAATTATCATGGCCTTCTCTGGAAGGTTAATTATGTGCTTCGCCATCTGCCGGAGAGTATGCTCGGCGGAGTTGAGGAACGCGGGAGACTTTGTACTGTCAACAGTAAGGCCGACTCCGTGTGTTCGGCGTGCTGGGAAAAAGTACCCCATGGCGACAGGCACTCTGCTGTCATTTTCGACGACTACGAAGATACGATGGAAGACGCGTATCGCTCGGCGCGGGACACGACTAATTTCAGGTTGCGAGTAATGGAATGAGAGTCTCGACCCCGTTCAACGCGAAGGTCCCGAAAGACATCCAGGAAAATATGGCCTGGCGGGCCAGGGTGTATAAGAGGGTCATGGACGACCCTGACTTCGCGAGTGTAATTGTCGGCGCGTGCAAGAAGGACCCGCTGTTCTTCATCAACGGCTTTGCGTACACCTACGACCCGCGCCGCCGGCCGTTCTCTAAGATACCGCTTATCCTTTACCCGTTTCAGGAGGACGCGATACTCAAGCTGATTCGTGCGATCAACAGTTACGACATGCTTATCGAGAAGACCCGCGACATGGGCGCGTCGTGGATGTGCATTGCCGCAGTCATGCACTGCTGGATGTTCAGGAAAGACCTGTCGTTCTTACTGGGGTCTCGTGTTGAGAATTACGTCGATGATCCTGGAAATCCGAAGGCAATGTTCTGGAAGGTCGACTACCTACTGCACAATTTACCTGCGTGGCTACAGCCGAACGGGTATGACAGAAAACAGCATAGGCGCAAGCTACACATCGAGAACCCGGAGACCGGGTCAGTCATTGATGGCGAAAGCACGAACGAGAACTTCGCCAGAGGTGACCGCCGGACGGCGATTATACTGGACGAGTTCGCGGCCGTAGAGCGTGGGGAGATGATCCTGAACGCGACGCGTGACGCGACTAACTGCCGGATCTTTAATTCGACGCCGCAGGGTATCAATAATGCCTTCTACGACAAGGCGCAGAGCAACATCGAAAAGCTTAGCCTTCATTGGTCTGTTCACCCAATAAAGGCGATCGGTCTCTACACTACCGACGAACAGGGTAAGCTGAAGATTCTCGACAAAGGTGGATACCCAGACGGCTACATCCCTATCCTCGACAGCAAGCTGCGGAGTCCTTGGTATGATAACGAATGCGAGCGAGGCACCCCGCAGGAGATTGCCCAGGAACTCGACATTGATTACCTCGGATCAGGGTTCCAGTTTTTCAATGCGGACCTAGTGCGTGAGAGGATACGGGAGCACGCTCGCCCGCCAATGCTTGTTGGGGATCTTGAATATGACGACGAGA